CGTGGCGGCGACGGCCGCCGAGACCGGCGCGATCCTCGGCGTGGCGAAGGAAAACCACAGCGGCGCCGAGGATGCGATCAACCCGCGCAGCAACGGCGCGAAGATCCTCGTGTACGACGACCCGGGCATGATCATGCGCTGCAAGGCACCGGTGATGGCCGCGACCAGCGGCAGCGCGACGACCTTTGTCAGCACTGACCTTGCGACGCTGGCGGACGACGACCTCAACGGCGGCTACATCGTGCTGGTCGAAAAAGGCGCGAGCAGCACCAACACCGACGAGACCGGCAGTGTGCGCCGCATCACCGACTTTACGGCGACGAGCAAGACGCTCACGACCGCGAGCGGTGGCACCATCTGCGAGGGCGACAAGTACATGATCTTCCCGCCGCTGATGTTTGCCAAGGGTAACTTCGACGCGGACATTCAGGCGCTGGTGCTGACGGCGACGGAGGCGCTGCCGGTGAAGGTCGTGCAGATCGACCTCGTGCACGGCGAGATCGGACTTGTGGCGAAGAGCCACGCACTGAGATAAGGGGGAAGCAAAATGGATCAGGCATGGAAAACTGACCTTTACAAGTTTGTGGGCAAATCCTTCGATTTTGCCTATGCAAACCGACTCAACAAGCTGCTCGCCATCATGGGCGAGGAGAACAGCAACAGCGTGGACTTCGAGCTGACCGGCACGGGCGGCTACGGCGAGCTGCGCGAATACACCGGTGAACTAAACAAGGGCGACATGAAGCGCGGCTTCAAGACCATCATCACGCCGGGCGAGTTCTCGCTGACGATCCCGGTCGGCTACAAGCAGGCCAAGATCGACAAGACGGGCGAGTGCAAAAAGGTGGGCAAGCGCCTCGGCGACTCGGCCGCGATGACCGTGTACACCCACGCGCTGCGCATGTTCGGCAACGCATTCAACGCGGATTATGCCGGCGGCGACGGCAAGGCGTGGGCCGCGACTGACCACCCGTGCGCCAGCAAGGGCAGCCAGGGCCGCAAGTACATCGCCGACCCGGAGGCCGGCACGTACAGCAACCTGATCAAAAAGGCGCTGAGCGTGGATGCCATTACGGAGGCGCAGACGGTCGGCGGCAAGCTGCTGACGCCGGACGGACTGCCGTTTCTGGCCGACTACAACACGCTGCTGGTCAGCCCCGACCTCGAGGCCGAGGCGAAGAAGATCTGCGGCGACGGCGCGAAGCTGCGCCCGACCGGCAACCCGGCCGACGACACGAACGCGGCCAACCCGCTGTATGACCTGCACTACATGGTCATCGGCGGCGGCGCGCTGGGCTTTGCGAAAAAGCAGTGGGCGATCTGCGATGCGACCCTGATGAAGGAACTGTGCAAGATCGTGTACATCACGCGGCCGACCGTGTTCGACAACGGCGACACCGACCCGCTGAAGGAAAACTTCACGGGCTACGTCGATTTCGGCCTGGGCTGGGGCGACGCGAGACAGATCATCTTCTCGAACCCGGCCTGACATAGAGACAACCAAAGCCGCCGGGCGCAGACGCGCCCGACGGCGCTGCCGTATACGGAGGGACGCATGAAAAAGCAGAAACAGCAGCCGGCGAAGGGCAAGCGCATGACCTATGCCGAAGCCGTGCAGAGGATCAAGCGGGGCAAGAAGAAATGACGCTTGGCGAAGGAAAGAAGAAAGTCTATGAGCTGCTGGACGAATATTCCTCGGGCGGCGAGCTGACAGAGGACAAGGACATCGAACTGAAGCTGGCAGACTTTTTCGACATCGCGCAAAAGCGCGTGGCCATGGTCAAGCGCATTGTCGCCGTGAAGACGATCAACCGCACGGCCGGAAAGACGGAATACAGCATGCCGGGGAACTTCGGCGGGCTGTACCGCGTGTGGCGAGACGGGAAGATCACGGGAAAATACCGCTGGAAGGGCAGCAAGATCGTGATCCCCGAGCGGGACACGGCCGGGACGATTGAGGTGGAATATTTCAAAATCCCGGAGACGATCAACGCGGAGACGACCGACGACACGGAGTTTGAGGTGGCGGAGGACGCCGCGCAGGCCATGCCGTTTTTCGTGGCGGCGCAGCATCTGTTCCCGGATCTGGTGGTGGATTACTCGGCATACATGAACCAGTTCGAGCGGATGCTGCAATCTCTGGACACGCGCATTCCGGGCAGCGCAAGCGGCGGCGGTGTGACAAACAGCTTTTACAGGGGGGCTTAACCAATGGCGAGCAGGAGCGGAGTCAATATCAAGACGACGATTTACAACACGTTCAAGGGCGTGGACTTTTCCACGGACCCGTGCCTGGTCGACCGGCGGCGAAGCCCCCTTTGCACCAACATGGTCGCAGACTCCGGCGGGATGCCGGAGAAACGCTGCGGCTGGCGCACGCTGCATAAAGTGGGCGGCGGAGCCGTGCACGGAATGTGGACGGCGCGGTTCGGCGAGGCGCAGAAATCCGTCGCCCACATCGGGACGAAGCTGTACAGCTGGGACGACACGGACGCGGAGCCGGTGCAGCTGATGGCCGGGCTCCACGACGGAAGGAGCCAGGGCGTGCTGCTGGGAGGCAAGCTGTGGATCGTGACCGGCGGGGAGCTGCTGCGCTACGACGGCACGACGGTGACGGACATCACGGCGAGCGACGACGTGTATATCCCGGTGACGGTGATTGCCCGCAAGCCGGCAGGCGGCGGCGAGCCGTATGAGGACATCAACCTGCTGGGCAGATACCGGGAAAATCGGTTTCTGGCGGACGGAACGAGCAAGGTGTACCAGCTCGACGGTGTGATCGACGCCGAGGGCAATGTGCGTGTGTGGGTCAATGGTGAGGAGATCACGAGCGGCTGGACGGCAGACCGGACGGCCGGGAGCGTGACGTTTGGCACAGCGCCGGAAGCGCCGGCGGCCGGACAGGAGGACAACGTCCGCATCCAGTACCCGCACACTGTGAGCGGCTATGCCGACAGGATCAAGAAATGCACGATCATCACGGCATATGGCATCAACGCGACGAACCGCATCGTGCTGTCCGGCAACCCGGAGCACCCGAACCTGGACTGGACGAGCGCCGTGAACGACCCGACGTATATCCCCGATTTGAGTTACAGCGCCGTCGGGCTCGAGGGCGTGCGGATCATGGGCTATTGCCGGATCGGCGAATATCTCGGGATCGTGAAGGAGGAAAACGCGCAGGACAGCAGCGTGTGGATCCGCAAGGGGACGCTCGACAGCGACGGAAAGGCGGTGTTTACCGTGCAAGCGGCGCTGGCAGGCGTCGGCGCGGTGAGCACGGGGTGCTTTGCCAACCTGTTAGATGAGCCGATGTTTGTGAGCGGGACGGGGATCTATGCGCTGGCGAGCAGCAGCTACGCCTCTGGGCGCGTGACGCAAAACCGGAGCTGGTATCTCAACGCGATGCTGACGGAGGAGCGGGGACTCGCAGACTGCGCGGCCGTGCAATGGAGCGGCATGTACCTGCTGGCCGTTGGCGGCGGCGTGGTATATGTGCTTGACGGACGGCAAGAGCGCAGCTACCGCCGGGCGAGCAACAGCGACTACATCTACGAGGGGTACTACTGGGACGGCATTCCGGCGGCGTGCTGGATGGTGCGCAAGGACGGAGCAGACGAGCACCTGTATTTCGGGACAGATGATGGACGGATCTGCAGGTTCTCAAGTGACTGGGACGATATGCGCCGTTTTTCCGACGACGGGAAGGCGATTGAGGCGATTTGGGCAACGCGCGTGGACGATGACGGAGACGCAACGGTGCTCAAGACGATGATCAAGCGCGGTGCGAGCGTGACGATCAAGCCGCACCAGAAGACCAGCGCGACGGTATACGTCGTCAAGGACGAGGACGCCGAGAAGCTGGTGGCATCCGGGTATCGGTCGATCTTCAACTGGGACGATATCGACTTTACGGATTTTACGTTCGAGACCTACGACGGGCCGACGGACATCATGCTCAACACGAAAGTGAAAAAGTATAAGCGGCTGCAGATCATCGTGGTGAACCACGAAAACGAGCAGGGGTTCGGCGTGTTTGCAATTACGAAGCACTATGTGGCCGGAAACTTTGCGAAGCGATAAGGAGCGGATATGCTGAAACGGAAGAAAGACAGGGAGCGGCCGGCAGTGACCGGCTATGACTATTCTGACCGGGAGCACAGGGAGCAGACCATTCAGGCGCTGTTCGGCAAGGCGCAGAGCGCGCGCAGAGCGGCCGAGCGGGACTGGGAGCGCTACAACGACTACTATAATTTCATCCACGACATCACAGGTGAGACGCAGGAGGCATATGCCGATGCGGAGATGCCGTTTGCGCCGTCGGTGATGCCGGATGCGTTCATTCACGTGGAAAGCCAGATCTGCGCGACGGTTCCGGAGCCGGAGTTTCGTGGGCGTGACGACGGGATGGACCCGCAGAAGGCAAAGGAGCGCGAATACGCGGCGCGGTTCGTGTGCGACAACAACCGGCTGAAGGACAAAAACACGGCGAACGAGCGCAGGCTGATCAAGCTGGGGGACGCATTCTGGAAAGTGTTCTGGGATCCGACGATGGTAACTGGCGTCAATGAGGGCGACATCCGCGTGGATGATGTGCCGGTCGAGAGCATCTACCCGGATCCGGCGGCGAGAGAACGCGGCCTGCAGGCGGGGCAGTATGTGTTTCACCTGTATCGGATGCACAAGGTTGCGTTTGTGCAGCAGTACGGCAAAGCGATCGAGGAGCTGGGCATGGAGCCGGAGCACATCCTGTCAAACGACTATGCGCAGGATCTGAACCTCTTTGATCTGTCGACCTCCATCAACGAGGACGACGACACGGTGACGGTGCTCGAGCACTGGTTCAAGCAGCCGAAGGAGACGGAGGAAAACGGCGTGCGCGTGCCGGCTGGGGCGGTCGCCTGTTCCATCATTGTGGGTGGTCACGAAGTGAAGTACATCCCGAATTATTGGGAGAACACCTGCCGGCAGAACCACCTGTTCCCGTTTGTGCACTATTGGCGTATCCGGGACGAGAACCAGTTTTACAACAAGTCGGAGCTGTTTGCGATCATGGATCTGATCGACATGGGCGACCGGAAACTCGCTATGGCGCAGCTCAATGACGCGATGATGTCCAACGACGTGATCGTGCGCGAGGAAAACGCGCTGGCAGATGGATCGGAGCTGGACAACCGCCCGGGCGGTGAGATCGTCGTGCGCGATGGGCGGCTGAGCGGCGTGCAGCGGCTCGGCGGACTGCAGCCACTTCGCAATGCGGCGGACAGCGTGGCATGGATCACGGAACAGATCCAGCGCACGAACCGAAACTTTGACAGCAGCCAGGGCAGGGAGACGACGCGGCAGACGACGGCTACAGCGCTGGCCATGCTGCGCTCGGACGCGGAAGAGCAGGCCAACATTAAAACCGCGGACAGAACGGCCGGATTCGAGCGGCTGTACGAGCTGATCGACTGGAGCGTGCAGGAGTTTTACGACACGACGCGGCACATCTACATCGGATCGAGGAAGAAAGATGAGCCGGATGTGAGCTTTGACTATCTGTCCGGGAACTACACGGAGACGATGCCGGCGATCGTGGACAGCGTGAGCGGGCAGATCGTGCGCGAAGAGTATGACTACTGGCCGCGCGTGGACGTGATCGTTTCGGCAGGCGACGGAATCGTGCACAGCAAGCAGGCGACACTTAAGGCGCTGGAAGGACTGGCGGCCATGAACGTAACCGCGCAGAACTACAAGGTGCTGGCGGCAGAGCTGGAGGTGCTGGATATCCCGCAGAAGCAGGAGATCATCGACGGCTGGCGCCAGCAGTTTGAAACGCCACAGCAGGCAGCAACAGAGGGCGGACTCACACAGACGGGTGGCCTTGTGCCGGAAAGCTACCTGTCGCCGCAGGACGAAGGGGGCGTGATGACGTGACGTGCAAAACGTGCGGCATTGAAATGATGCTGCTGCGCAGGGGCGAAGACGGCGCGGCGGTTTACGTGTGCAGAAATGCGGCCTGTCCAGAGAAGGGGCGGGAGAAGAAGGAGGGCGCAAATGGCATTCACAATTCCTGATGATGAGCTTGGCACGGTATCGAAGCTGAGCAATTACCCGAACCGCATCGAGCGGCTGAAGGCGGCAACACTCAAGGGCAGGTTTGACGCGGACGCAAAGACGGTGATGGGAGCACTCAAGAGATTGATTCAGGAGCTGGGGCTTGCGACGGCGGCAAGAAACGTCGGCTTTGAAAAGACGACCGCGGTCAACGCTGATAACGTGCAGGATGCGATCGAGAATGTGCAGAGCCAGATTGCCGGTGTGTCGCAGGGCGGCATTGCGGACGGAGCTGTCACGGCAGAAAAGATTGCAGACGGCGCAGTCGGCACGGCCGCAATCGCGGACGACGCAGTCACGGCGGGCAAGCTGGCGATGAGCGCGGTCGACACCGACGCGATCAAGTGGGGCGCTGTAGATGCGTACCGCCTGAAAGACGCAGCCGTCACGGAGGCAAAGCTCGCAAATGGGTCTGTAACGGAAAGCAAGATCGGATACTATGCCGTGACAGAAAAGAAGATTGCGAGCGGCGCGGTGACGGGCGAAAAAATTGCAGACCGCACGATCAATAGTGCAAAAATGGGCGATGCGTCCGTGACGGAAAGAGCCCTGTGCGCCGGTGCGGTGACGAACGACAAGATCGCGCGTGGGGCGGTTACAGCGGAAAAAGTGGCATATAAGGCGATGCGCACGGCGGTAGATATCTCGGCAACGGTCGCATCCCCGGGGAACGCTTGCACGTCATACGGAGGCCTGTATATGCATGCGCACTCGATCGGCCTGATGTTTTTCAGCCTGACGCTCAAAGGGCTGGCGGCTGCGGATGTGGGCAAAACAGTAACGGTCAGCTTCAGCGGAGGGGAAGATTATCAACGGCCGGGTGTGTCTGTGGGGCCAGATCACGCATTGCGTGACCTGAATGTGTCGTCGCTGACGGCTCGCATTGTCTATAGGGACAGCGACCAGAACATCGTTCAGGCGAGCGCACTCGCCTACTTTACGGAGGCGGGGCAGTTGGCGGTGCAAATTCCGACGGGCGTGGTCGCGGGCCGGAACTGTGAGATTTTCGCGTCCGGTTGGTATATGGCATGAGGTGATGGTATGGCAGTTGTAATCAAACAGGGTGACGCTTACGGCATTCCACTGGAAATCCAGCTCAACGGTGCGGCGCTGCACGCGGATGACGTGGAGCAGGTGGAGGTCTATGTCGGGGACACCATTCGCAAGCTGTACCCGGGTCAGATCACCTACAACGACGCGCTTGGCAGCTTCATCGTGCCGGTAACGCAGGAAGAGACGTTCGATCTGCCGGAGGGGGAGACCATCCGCGTAGACGTGCGTGTGCAGTTTCCGGGCGGCATGGTGCTCGGCGTGATTGACGAGCTGAAAGCGAAGGTCGCGGACGCCATCAGCGAAGAGGTGCTGTAAATGCCCGCGGTCGTACCGGCGAACGGCCGGTTTTCGCTGACGGTACGCCTCGGCGGTATCCTGCTGCAAGGGCCGCCGGGGCCGCCCGGTGTCGGTGTGCCCCCGGGTGGAACGACCGGGCAGACGCTGATAAAGCTGTCCGACAGCGACTATGACACGGGTTGGCGCACGCCGTCCGGTGGCAGTGGGAGCGGCGGAGGCACAGTGCAGAGCGTCAACCGCGTGCTGCCGGATAACGCCGGAAATGTGCAGCTGGCGCCGGAGGATGTCGGTGCCGTGGATGAGGATGAAGAGCTCACAATTCTTGAGATCATCAATATGTGGAATAACGCTTAGGAGGGCGACTATGGCAACGAAATACGCAGGGCAGAATGCCCTGAACAAGCTGATGCAGATCATCAAGACGGCGCTTGCCAACAAGGCCGACAAGACGGCGCTGGACGACAAGCTGGACAAGACCGGCGGCACGGTCGCCGGAAACGTGATTATTGAAGGAACGGTGGAAGCCGAAGGCAGCATAACCATACGCGAAGCGGGGAGCTTGGCCCACATAGGCTTGATGCCGTCCGGCGACAACGCTGCGAGTATCGTCAGTACGAGCAGCACAGGAAAGAGCGGCAACGCACGTCTCGTTGTTGGCACGCCGACCGGTGACAATGACGCAACGACGAAAGCCTACGTGGACAGCAAGATTGCGGCCGGTGGTGTGACCGTCGACGACTCCGTTTCGGACACGTCCACAAATCCGGTGCAGAACAAGGCTATCAAAGCAGAGCTGGACAAAAAACTGGACAAGAGCGGTGGGACGGTCAGCGGAAACCTGACGGTGACGGGGGATGTGACGTCCAGCGGCACAGTGGACGGCCAAATGATTTCCGGCCAGACCGTGACCGCGTATAGCTCCGACCACAAAAAACAAATCGCGCTGGAATGCACGGGGCAGAATGCAGGCCGCTTTTCGGGAGAAGTGAGCGGGGGCGTTCTGCATTACGCGCGTATGGCTGTCGCCACGCCGACCGACGATAACGATGCGACGACGAAAGCGTATGTTGACGGAAAAGTGGCCGGTCTGCAAACGGCCGATCAGGTGCAGACGGCGATCAACAGCGCGATCTCCGGCGTATATACGCCGAAAGGCTCGATCGCATTTAAATCCCTTCCGACGGCTGCGGCCGGGAACAAGGGCTGGGTGTACAACGTCACCGATGCTTTTACCACGACGGCAGCGTTCGTCGAGGGAGCAGGCCATGCCTACGGCGCGGGTACGAACGTCGTGTGCGTGGACGTTGGCGGCGGCAGCTACAAGTGGGACGTGCTTGCGGGAACGGTCGACCTGACAGAGCTGACGGCTGACGAGGTGCAGACGCTCTGGGATTCCATCTGAGGAGGGATGACCCATGCAGACAAGCGGAAGCGCGGCAATTAAGAAGCTGATCCAGCTTGTGAAAGCCGCAGTATCGGATGCGCTGGAGGAGGCAAAGGCGTACACAGATAACGCCGCAGCGGGCGGCGCGGACTACATCGAATCGCAGGGCACGACCGGGAAATGGACATGGCGCAAGTGGCACAGCGGCGTCGCGGAGATGTGGGCGACGTTCGACGTGGGCGAGCTGGTAATGACATCACAGACGTGGGGTGCACTGTATACCGCGTCGTGGATGGGCCTCGCGGTAAATAAGACAGCGCGTGCGTATCCGTTTGCTTTTGTTGCAAACCCGGTCGTGTCGGCGACGCCAACGGTTGGAAGAGGCAACATCTGGCTCGCAACAAATACGGAAAATGATATCGGCACAAGGTTGACGCACGCCCCGGCGTATCAGTGCGTGAGAGCATCCGATGCGACGGTTAATAGCCCGCAGATCAGCTACTACGTCATCGGTAAGTACAAGTAGCGGACGGCATAAGAGAGGAGGAGCGGCATGGATAATATCATGACGGTGCGGCTGCACGAGGTCGGAAAGGTCTCTGCCGCTGTGAAAGAACCGGACAAGCTCGCCGTGGCTTTGGGCGAGGCGGTCGTTGTGGAAAAGGGCAACGCCGACTACTACGACGGCACGTACGATGTGACGCCGCTGATCACGGCGCAGCGGCTGCCCACGCGCAGCAAGACGATGCGTGACGATGTGCGCATCGACATGATCCCGACACGGGAGATCCCAAACGCCGCTGGCGGCGTGACATTCATTGTTGGAGGCTGACTATGGCATACAGTAAAATTATTTATGGCGGCAACGTGCTGATCGACCTGACCGGCGACACCGTGGCCGCGGACAAACTGCTGGCGGGTATCACGGCGCACGGGAAAGACGGCGAGGAGATCACCGGCACTTGCGCGTATGACGCCGCCACCGGCGACGCCACTGCCGCGGAGGGCGAAATTCTGCTCGGCAAGACGGCGTATGTGAAGGGCGCGAAGAAGACCGGCACGATGCCGAACCGCGGCGCCGTGACGGGCACGATCGCCACCAAAGCTGGCGAGTACACTGTTCCGGCGGGCTACCACAACGGCAGCGGCAAGGTGGGCATCAGCTCGACCGAGCAGGCAAAGATCATCGCGAGCAACATCAAAGCGGGTGTGACCATCCTCGGCGTGGAGGGCAGCTACTCCGGCGCGTCGATCAAGGCGCAGGCCAAAAGAGCCACGCCAAAGACGACCGCACAGACTGTGTCGCCGGACAGCGGCTATGACTATCTGTCGAGCGTGACGGTCGCGGCGATCCCTTATGCGGAGGCCGCGAACCCTGCGGGCGGAACGACTGTGACGATCGGGTGACGACATGGCAGTCAGCAAGATCGTATATGACGGCAGGGCGCTGATCGACCTGACAGCCGATACGGTTACGGCAGACGCGCTGCTGTCCGGCACGACCGCGCACGACAAGGCAGGCAACGCCATTACCGGCGCGCTGACGTTTGCGACTGTCTACACCGGCTCCGGCGCACCGGACGCAAGCCTCGGCGCAGACGGAGACATCTATCTGGATCTGGGGTGATACAAAATGAACGAACTGATCTATCACACCATCACGCCGACCGCGCAGGAGGTCGGCGGGGACTATATGCTGATCCTGACGGCGGACAGCACCATCGACGAGATCGTCCAGTACATCTTGGCAAACAAGGTGATCTGGTTTTACGACGGGACACTGTATCATCAGGTGGTTGCGTTCGAGGACGTAGAAAACGCCATGATCGTGTACTACTACAGGGCAGACGGAAGCGTGGCGTCGCACCGGGTAGGTGACGGCGCATGAGGGTCGAAGGTCGGCAGATCAGGATCGTATATGACAACGCAAAGCAGTATCTGACGGCAGACAACTGTGCGATCGGTGTCGAGTCATACGGAAACGGCGTTGTCATCAAATCTACCGCGCGATCCGGCTATGCAATCTTCAATGATTCGGCAAAAGCTGTTTTGTTCCCGAACGCAAAGGCACGCCCTGTAAAGGCAGACAGCCGTATCGCTTGCGGCGCGTCTATAAAAAACAAAAACAACTATTGCGCGTTAGAGTTTGGCGGCATAGAGGCGCACAAGGTGCTGTGTTCGGACGAGGTCGGTGAGCAGGACGGGCTTACCAGCACGGCGATCACTGGGGCGACATCGGCGACAACGATCCGATATCATCTGCACATTGATAACCTTTTTATCGCAGCCGCGTGCTCGGTCGGGCAGCTTACCCTGTACTTCAAGCGCTACGTCTGCGCAGCGATGACGGCGGGCAGTGGCGTGACATCCGCGACCGTATCAGATGCGGAGCCGTGGGACGGTGACAGCGTGACATTCGCGGCCACGCTGGCGACGGGTGCGGCGTTTGACGGATGGTACAGCGACGCAGCGTGCACGCAGCGCGTCAGCACAAGCCTGTCGTACACTACCACGGCCGCAGATCTGACGCTGTACGCCAAAGCGACGCAAACAGCGCCGACCGGTACAGGCGTCTACATCAAGCGCGCAGGGACGCAGATACAGGCCGCTGCGGTGTGGCGGAAAGCAAACGGCATGTGGGCGAAATCGGACAAGACCGCGATCGAGGCGGGAAAAAATTATCGACTCATTCAGCGGTGAATGAGGTGAATGAGGTGAATATTGTGAATGTTATTGAGGCGTTTGTGACGCAAAACCCACTGTATCAGCAGTATACAAGAATCCCGGTGCGCAAGCTGGTGCTGCACAGCGTGGGATGCCCGCAGCCGAGCGCCGCCGTCTTTGCGCGGCAGTGGCAGACGGCGCGGTACTTTGCGCACGCTGTGCTGCAGGCAGACGGCACGGTATATCAGGTTGCGCCGTGGGATTGCCGACTGATGCACGTCGGCGCAGCGAACTCATACAGTATCGGCGTGGAGATGACAGAGCCGGACTGCATCCGGTACACCGGCGGCGCGACATTTGTATGCTCCAACTGGGCGCGTGCGGCCGCGCAGGTGGCCGGTACGTACAACACAGCGGTTGAGCTGTTTGCATGGCTCTGCACGCAGTTTGGGCTTGATCCAAACAAAGATATCATCTCGCACGCGGAGGCCGGTAAACTGGGCATTGGCACGGATCACGTTGACCCGGAGCACCTGTGGCGGCAGCTCGGCATGGGTTACACGATGGACGGGTTTCGGGCGGACGTTGCCGCAGCGATGGCGGCAAAAAATACAGACGAGGAGGATGAGGATGGCATGGTGAAGTACAAGACGATTGATGACGTGCCTGAATGGTACAGAAGTGAGGTTCAGGAATTGATGGATGCTGGCGCTCTGAAAGGCACTGGCAATGGGGCTATTGACATCTCTGAAGATGTCGTGCGCGGCGCGATTATCGGCATGCGCTACGTCAAAGCCCAAACCCCGCACTATCATTCTATCGACGATATGCCGGAATACTATCGCAAAGAGGCACAGAAATTGGTTGACCGGGGCGCGCTTCGTGGTGTTGGCGGGGGCGACCTGAACGTCAGCGAGGACGCGCTGCGCACGATGATCGTGTGCCAGCGCATGGTCGATGAAAAGTAAAGGAGGAATACATATGACTGCACCGAGTAAAGCGATGGAATTGAAGGCGGCGATCACGGCCATTTTTGCAGCGATGACAGCCTTTTGGGGATGGACGGGCTGGCTTGTGATCGTGTGGCTGTCCGCGATGATCTTGGACTATGCGACCGGCTCGTGGGCCGCACTGTCGACCGGATCGTGGGATAGCGCTGTAGCGCGTGCCGGCCTGTGGCACAAGCTGGGCAGCATCGTGGCCATGTTGGTCGCACTGCTGCTGGACGTGGCGCTGTCGGCGATTATTAATTATGGTGATTTGGGTTTTGACTTGCCGTTTGAATACAAATCGGCATTTTTGCCGCTGGTGGCTATCTGGTACATCGTGACGGAGCTCGGGAGCATCACGGAGAATGCGGCAAAGCTCGGCGCGCCGGTGCCGAAGTTTTTGATCAACTGCCTGAAAAAGCTCAAGGACAAGACGGACGAAGATAAATAACAGCATCCCCGCCGGAGAACCCGGCGGGGAAAACAATAAGGAGGCTACTATGGACGCAGGGCAGACCACCAGCTACATCGACGAAAACGGGCAGAAAAAGACCGGCATCGTTGCACCGAGCTACAACAAGGACACGGACTATGCAAAATATATGCAGCGAGCGGCTGCGGACGGCGACATGGGTGCGGCATCGTACTACGAGAGCCAGAGGAACAAGAAGATCGCCGGGGAGGGCATGGATTACAGCCCGTCGAACCTGTATGCGCAGTATGCAAAGCAGTACACACAGGACGAAATGAACCGGCTCGAGAGCGGATACACGCCGAGCTACAACGTGGGAACGGACTACGCCAGCATGGTGGAGAAGGCGGCGAAAAACGGCGACTACGCCGCTGCGGCCTACTACGAGCAGCAGCGGAACAAGAAGATCGCTGGCGAGGGTATAACGCAGTATCAGCCGGAATACACCTACCAGAAATACGCGAAAGACTACGATGACGCGCAGCGGGCGGAGCTGGAGCGCGGATACCGGACGGCGGCGGAAAAGGCTCAGGAGACCGGCTACCTCGAGAGCACGCTGAACATGCTGCAGGAGCAACTGAAGCAGCAGCTGGAGGCGAACGAAACGGAGAGCGCCAAACAGACGGAGCTTGCGATGCTGAAGCTCCAGCAGCAGAAAGAGGAAGCACAAAAAAAGTATGACAGCACGGATCGGCAGCTCTATATCGACATGATGAAAACACAGAGAGCACTTCCGGAGCAACTGGCCGGGGCCGGGTACACGGGCGGCGCCACGGAGAGCTCGCTGCTGAAAAACAGGCTGTCGTATGAGCAGGCGCTGCGAGAAAACGAGGGCGGCCGCGCAAGCGCGATGACGGCACTGGATGTTGCCGGAAATGCAGCGGAGCTGCAGCGGCAGATCGCAAAATCGCAGGCTGACCAGACGGCGCGCAGCAACTACCTGGCCAACTACAGCAGCATCATGAGCGGGCTGCAGAGCCAGCGAAACTACGAGCAGGAGCAGGAGCTGGAAAGGAAACAGCAGGAGATCAGCTACGCACTGGCGGCGGCGGACAACCTGGCCAAGTACGGAGACTTCTCCGGATATGAAAAGGTGACGGACAGTAACGGCAACCGCCTGTATACGGACGCGCAGATCGCGGCAATGAAGGCAGAGTATGACGCGCTGAAGGCGGCGAGCACCAGCGCAAGACGCACGGGCGGCAGCGGGGGTTATAGCTACAGCGATTACAGCTATACACCGGCGGAGACGCAGGAAGAAACCGAGGAGACGCAGGACTGGACATCTGGCGATTTTGTGGCGAAGCTGGCTGAGGCGAAGCAGTCGGGATGGACGAACAAGCAGCTCCGGGCGCAGATCGACCAGGCGAAAAAAGACGGCCTGATCTCCAGGGACAGCGCAATCCGGCTGAAGTACCAGTACAGAGATTAAGGGGGCACACCATGGCAATGTCGACTGGCGAGTTCATGCGGAAGTATGGGCTGAAGAAAGGAACACAGAAAACGCAGACGCAGGGGGCGGGCGGGCCCCCTGCGTCGGGGGGGGAACTTTCAACCGGCGAGTTTATGCAGACGTTCAACGCGAAGGCGGCGGAGCCGGTGCACCATTACGCGACGATGCATTTCGACGAGAAAAAGAAACAGAAGAAAACGCAGAACCCGGAACTGCCGAAGGGACTTTCATTCGGCGAGTACCTGAAGCTCGGCACGAAGGACGCAAAGGAATACTTAAACGCTATTGGCAACCTGCCGCGCACGATCTTCGACAAGACAATCGACACAGTGGGCAACGCCGAAAAGGGTGTGGCCGACCTCGGGAAGCAAGTTACCGGCAAATGGGACAGCTCGGACATCCAGCGCTGGGCGGCGGAGAAAGAAGCGCCGGCACAGCCGGATGACAAAGAGACCGGGAAGGGTATGCTGTGGAAGGGCGTGACGCAGGCGGCAAACGGCTTTGCGCAGACGCTCGGCTGGCTGCCGGGCAACGCGCTGAAAGAATTGGGCTGGGAGAATAACCCCTTTTCCAACTTAGCAGAGGCGCAGCAGCAGATCGCGGACGCTGCGCAGGAATACTACGGCAAGAACATGCAGAACGGCACGAAGGGGCAGAAGATCGCAGACGAGATCGGCACGTCGACTGTAGCAGCACTGCCGCAGGCAATAATGGCGATGATGACAATGGGCGGGAGTGCGGAAGCGCAGCTTGCAACAGGCGGAGCAAGGGCTGCCGCGACACTGCCGGGCATCGTCGGAAACGCGAAAACTTCGGCAGTCACTGCGCAGCAGATGGCGCAGGCAATGGCGAAGGATCCGAACTTCTGGTTGGCGTTTTCACAGGTGGCTGGGCGGAACTACCAGGACGCAAAAGCGGACGGCGCATCGGATTGGGAAGCAAATGCGTTTGCCATGGCCAATGGACTCGTGAATGCGGCGGCCGAAGTGAGCGGCGGCATTCAGAAGCTGCCGGGTGAGCTGCAGGTGAGTGAGAGCGCGCTGAAATCGTGGATCAAGTCGGCCGCGGAAGAAGGTCAGGAAGAAGTCGTGCAGGGTGTGCTGGAGCGCGCGCTGCAGAACCTGACCTACAACAAGGGGAACAAGGTGTTTTCGACGAAGGACGAGGACGCCGTGCTCAACCCCGTGACGGGCGCGAAGGAATTCGGACTCGGTATGACCGTCGGTGGCATCCTCGGCGGAGGACAGACGATTGTCGGAAAAACCGCAGGGCTTGCGCGCGGAGCGGCGGGGAACGTACAGGCCGACGTGCGGGAACTGCCGAAGGCGCAAACCGTTGAGGAAAACACGCAGGAAGCCAACAATTCAGCGACGGCGGCGCAGGTGACGGAAGTACGCGAGCTGCCAATGGGGCAGGTGAGTGCGGAGTCGCAGGTGCGGGAACTGCTGGGCGGCGAGGTGACGAACAGCAAGGCGGAGAGGATCCTTGCAAATGCCGAGCTCCGGACAGCGTTTGAAACTGTAACCGGCGAGACGTTGGCCGGAACCAAGGCGCAGCAGCGCGAGACCATCAAGCGAGCGGCAGAATCACAAAATGCGCAGATTTTGCAGCAGAATGCGCAAATTCAGCAAGTTCATTCACAAAATCAGGCGAAAATTGTGAATGAACCGGTTGCAAGCACGGCAAACGCGCAGGAAAGCGGCAATTTTGCAGATGTGCGGGGGCTGCCGTCTGCCGATACGCAGGTCAAAAGCAAAAATGAACGAACTTCGAAGGCTATGCCACTTTTGCCAGAGAGATCAGAAATCGCAGGCTCGCAGGGGCTTCCGGTGCGAGCAGATAATGCGGTGTACAAAGTGGTTGAGATACCACAGGAGAAAATCGACGAGATATCCGCGTATGTTGATTCTGTCGAAAGCGCTACGGCGAGAAAAAAATATAAGCGGATTATTAAAGACTTGTTCATGGGTAAGACCTTCAAGAATGCGAACACATTGGCGAACGGACTGTATTACGAAATCGGCATTGGCTCGAAGGGAATTGGCGAGATTATTTCGAGGCAGCCGGTAAGCGCTGATACATTGGCAATGCTGGAGCAGCTGGACGAAATTGTGGAAAATGCGAAGTGGATGGCAAGCGAGCCGTCAAAGCACACGGCGCGCCACTTGAAGAGGACAGACATTTTTGAAACGAAAGCCATGTTCGGAGAGCTGCCAGGCGTCGCAAGAATGCGTGTGAATGTGGGAGACCAGGGAAACAACCTGTACTATTTGACAAATGTAAAAACAGAGGCTTCAAACTCTCAACCGCGCAACAACGATCGTTGGAAACGCGGGATAGAGAGTGAAGCCTCTGCAAGTAATATGGTATCAGAATCGAAAAGAGATGTCAAGAGCACGCAGGCGAAAGAAAGCGCACGAACTGCGGCCGAAGGCTACGCACGCGAGCACGGACTGCTGACCGGAGAAAACACGAGCAGCTCGGCGGTGGAAGAAAATGCGCGCGTGATGCGCGAGGCACAGGAGAACGAGGCGAAGCGGCAGGAACTGCGAGACAACCCTGTGGAGCCGGGCACGCACGCGGAAAAGATGGGCGTCAAGATCAGCCACCCGTTTGCACCGATCACGAACGTGGACGACCTTGTAGCAGAGGCGAAATACGCCAAAAAGGCGAGCCGGGACATCGAGAAGAAAATCCAGGAGCTGAACCCGACACCGGCAGAGAAAGAGTTTGCGCAGGGAATCGCAAAAGGAGCATCATTCGACAGCGCCGGGAACATCGTGGGCGGAACGTACACGGCGGAGCAGATACCGACGACCATGTCAAAGGAAAAGGTGACGCAGCTCGCGTACTACTATATGGCGAAAAACGACTACGCGGGCAAACTGATCCGGAGCCGCAAATACGCCGCGCAGCGGCAGTGGCAGGCGAAGCTGGAGGAGCTATTCGGAACACCAGATGACCGGAAGCTCCCGGGCGCGCTTAGCTTGCAGGCGAACACGATGCAGCGGAACGTGGAGAAAACATTCGGGAAGGAACTGGGAAAGAAAATCAACGAAGAGCTCTTCAACCCGATCCTCGAAAATTCAGCAGAAAAGATTCGCTTTATTAACCGGATGTTTGACCGCGTGCGCGGGTTCGACCTGAGCGAATCGGAGAGCGCGCTGGTGCAGCGAGTGATCGAAGGGACCGCGGTGGCGGATCAGGTGAGCAAGCTGGACCCGGACATGCGAAAGCGCGTGGCGGATGCGGCAACGAGCACGGACGTGAAGAAGACCGCTGCGGAAATGAACATTCCGCAGGAGCAAATGGAGCTCGTGGAGCGATACAAGGCGTGGCTGGACACGCAGACGCGGCTGCAGGACGCGGACGTGAACGCAAAGAAAATCGAAGAAGCGGCGGCGGAATACAAAAAAGCCTATAACGAATTCTACGACCTGATCAACGAATTCCTCGTGAGCCATGGGTATGACCCGATCGGCTATGTGAAGGGGTACGCCCCGCACATGCAGCCAGAGAAGGCGCAGGAGGGAACGGCAAAGTTCCTGAAACTGATTGGGATCGACACGCAGGTGTCGGAGCTGCCGACGGCCATCGCGGGCAGAACGGACAGCTTCCGGCCGGGAAAGCAGTGGAATCCGTATTTCCTCGAGCGCACGAAAACGAGCAACGATAACGTAGAATATGACGCAGTAGGCGGTTATGAATCCTACGTCAACTACATGGCGAATATCCTATATCACACGGACGACATCATGAAGCTGCGCGAAATGTCCAAATACTTTCGCGGGAAGTATGCGCGGGACGGGATCAGCGACCGGATCGCGCAGGCGAGAGAGATGCACAATGCATCGCTGGAGCAGAAGATCGGATTCTTGGAATCGGCGGACCGGATCGCGGAGGGCACGCGCCTGACGGAGGAGCAGGCAGACGCGGCACTGGACAAATATATTGATAGTTTGTTTGAAAACATCAACGGAATGACGAAGTACGGGCAGTTCGTGTCCGTGCTGGATGACTATACGAACAAGCTGGCAGGGAAGCAGACGAAGGTAGACCGCGTGTTTGAAGACAAGTTCGGGCGAAACTTCCTGAACCTTGGCAACAAGCTATCGGCCATTTTCGGCAAGAGCACCATCGTGGGCAACCTGTCATCCGCACTGAATCAGACGGCACAGATCCCGATGCTGACAGCGGAGGTGGGCGTGGGAAATGTCGCAGAAGCTGTACGGGACATCGTGACCGGGGAGACGAAGGCGGACGGATGGGAAGGCGCAAGTGACTTTCTGACCGGTAAGCGGGGGATTGACCAGCTGACGGAAACTAAGGGGCTGGGGAAGGTAATGGACGTTGCCGCTATCCCGTTTGAAGTGGTGGACGACGTGGCCAGCCGCGTGATCGTGCGCGCAAAATACCTGCAGGAAGTGAAAAACGGCGCAACGCATGAGGAAGCCATGAGGGCGGCGGATGAATATGCCAGCAGGATGGTGGGCAACCGCATCCAGGGCGCGAAGCCGATGGCGTTTGAGGATAAAAACGTTTTCTCGAAGGCGCTGACGACGTTCCAGCTCGAGGTTGCCAACGCATGGAGCCATATCTCGCACGACTTGCCGATGGAATTTCAGACGATGGCAAAGACGCGGGGGAAGAACGTCGCCGTGAAGAAGTTCGCGGGGCTGGCGATGAAGTACCTGCTGGAAGCGTTCCTATTCAACCGCTTGACAGAATGGATATACGGAGGCACGCCGGCGCCGTTTGACGTGATCGGATATGTGACAGGCGCTATCGGCGCTGGCGAGGGGCTGAGCACGAACAAGTACCTGCTGACGGCGTTGGACAATACACTGGAGGCAGTGACCGGAGAACGTGGGCTTGGAACAGAAAAACCAGATGGAGGCTTTGACACAGAGGCGGCCGCGAAACAGCTTGGATACACGGCATCAGGCGACATCCCGTTCTTGTCGAACGCGCTGTCTGCGGTAGGGGCGAGTGACAGCAACATGCCGCTGCCGACAGTTCCGGTAAATACGCTTTCCGATGCAAAAACCGCTGTGTTCGGCAAAGATGCGGACACGCGCAAAGACGCGGCGCAGAAGCTGGCGGAGGATGCACCGAAGGAGCTGAAGACATGGCTGCCGATGGGCAACCAGATCTATAAAACCGGCAAGGGCGTCGAGACGCTTGTGCGCGGCGGCGCATATTCCGGGCACGGAGACTCCGAGCGGCTGAAGTATCCTGTGGACACGAGCGGGCCGAAGGGCCTGCTGAAAGGCGCGCAGATGGTGCTGTTTGGGCCGAATGCGACGCAGGACGCGAACGAGTTTTACGCATCCGGTGACAGGAGCCTGAGCGCGAAGCAGACGCAGGCGTATCGGGACATCGTTGCCAGCGGGGCAGATAAAAAGACCGTGTATGAAACCATGCAGGCCGTGCGCAGTGTGGATGACGACGACCCGGAGGCGGCGGCAAAAGCGAAGCGCGACGTGATCCGCAATGCGGATCTGCCGGACAGATACAAACAGCAGATCTATTCGGCCATGATCGGCGACGGGAAGGACGTGAAGTTCAGCGCGCTGCGATCGGAAAAAATGTCGTGGGACAGCATCATGGATTGCTACGACGTTTACGACCGGATCAACCGGGACAACGAGAAAGCGTCCGTAAAGGCGGTCGAGTTTGCAGCAGAGGTGGATCGCATGAACCTTTCTGACGCCCAGAAGACGGCCGTGAAAAGCAATCTGGTGTTTTACTCCGGCGTGCAGGCAAAGGCCGAAACGTATGAGAAAATCACCGGAGCGGGCGTCAGCACGAGCGAGGCGGAAACACTCGCGCGCGCGATTGGAGCACTGACCCCGGAGAAAGGCACGGACAGCGTGACCGCTATGCAGAAATACAAAGCAATCGTTGACAGCGGCGTTTCCGATGCGACGGCAGCGGCGGCCGTGCAGGCGATCATGCCGGATTCCATCGCCGTGAAATTCTCGGCGGTGCGCCAGTGGAACGTGCCGGCGGAGAAATACGTTGAAGTGTATGAAGCAACGGAAGGAATCAAAGAAAAGTACGGCAAGACATCTCTGAACGCAGGCATGGCAAAAGCGGCGATCGACTCCGTGAGCGGCTTGACGCAGGAGCAGCGCGCGGCACTGTGGCAGATCCAGAATAAGAGCTGGAAGCCGTATAAAAACCCGTACTCTACTGCGGTGGGCAGCAGTGTACGGGCAAGGCTGGAGAGCGGGACGGTGACGAACAGCCTTCCGACGGGCACGAGCAGGGCAGCCGGGGCACTTGGATTGCCGAGGTGATGGCGGTTGACAAAAGCGGAGGATGAACTTATAATAAAGCCAGCCTCGCGGAAGGGAGGGCGGAAAACTCTCCTTATATGTTGGACACAGCATCTACACACCGCGACGGCTATATACTGATATATCGACGTTTTTAAAGGCTTCAAATCCCTCCTTCTCCGCCAAAAACAAGACGCCGGTCATCGGCGTCTTGTTTCTCTATCTGCATATCTGGAGAGTTACCGAAGCGGTCATAACGGGGCGGTCTTGAAAACCGTTAGGCGGCAACGCCACAGGGGTTCGAATCCCTTACTCTCCGCCATGAGTCCACCGTGATTTTGGATCACGGTGGACTTTTTCCATGCCTGAAAACCGCTTGAGATCAGGGGCTTTCGGCTATTTCAGCTTATAACAAATCCCCGCTGCGGAGCGATTCTGCGGCGGGAATTCGTACAGCCGAAACAGAACTGAATTTTGATCATCTGCTCGAGTTCGCGGTTTTTTGTCCGGCCCTCGTATTCCGCGATGTAGCCGAGCTTATCCAATAGCGTCTGGTCGATGCGCAGCGTGTATCGGCTCAGGTTGTCTTTCATTTTGTCGTCCCTCCGTGACGAAGTATTGGCGAAATTCTAGCGTCATATGGTTGCAAAATGCAGAAATGACGCATATTTGACGCATAACGGTAAGCGCGAATGAGCGTTCTATACAGAACCGCACTTTGTATGTGTGTGCCTTTCCGTTAGAACGCAGATTTTTCCGGTACGCCTTGTAATCCGGCGATCGTGTGCGCTATAATCGACACACTATGAGGGCTTGCCTGTCGAATACACAGACCACTACAAGTGCCCATGAAAGGAGAAATCATTATGAATCCCAGACTTTCCACCAAAATCCTGCGTCCCGACTTTCAGGGCGAGTTTACGGCAAGCATTCTTGCGGCAGCGGCGTCGCCTGACCTGATCTCTTTCGCGGGCGGTCTGCCGAACCCGGTCTCGTTCCCGGTCGAGGCGATGGACAAGGCTACGCACAAAGTGCTGGAGAAAAACGGCGTCATGGCGCTGCAGTACAGCAGCACGCAGGGCTATCTGCCGCTGCGCGAGTGGGTCGCCAAGCGCTATGAGACGATGGGCGTCTACGGTGTGACGGCCGACGACATTATCATCACCAACGGCTCGCAGCAGGTGCTGACGATGATCGGCGCGTGCATGCTCGACCCTGGCGACAAGATCATCGTCGAGAACCCGACCTATCTCGTCGCGCTGCAGTCGTTCCACTTCTTCGATCCCGAGGTCCTGCCCGTGACCATCAACCCCGACGGCATCGACTGCGACGAGCTGGCGGCGACCGTGCAGGCCAACCCGGACGTGAAATTTGCCTACGTCATCCCGAACTTCCAGAACCCCACCGGCCTGAGCTACAGCAAGGAAGTGCATGACCGCGTTGTGGAGATCTTCAAGGGCACGGACATCGTCGTGCTGGAGGACAACCCGTACCGTGAGCTGCGCTTTTTCGGCACTGCGACCGACAGCTTCGGCAAGGAGCTGGGCGAGCAGTGCTGCATGCTCGGCACGTTTTCCAAGATCGTTGCCCCCGGTATGCGCATCGGCTGGGTGTGCGTGCGCAACAAGGCGCTGCGCGAAAAGCTCCTGAGCTACAAGGCGACTGCCGACCTGCACACCAACATCTTCTCGCAGCTCGTTCTGGCGCAGTACCTCGCTGACAACGACATTGACGCGCACATCGAGAAGACGAAGGTGCTCTACAAGCACAAAGCGGAGCTGATGATGGACTGCATGCGCAAGTATCTCCCGGAGGGCGTGGAGTTCACGCCGACGGAGGGCGGCATGTTCCTGTGGGCCAAGCTGCCGAACGGCATGTCCGCGGTCGACCTTTACCGCGTCGCGCTTGCCAGGGGCGTTGCCATCTGCCCGGGCGACCCGTTCTATGAAAAGGAGCGCAACGTCAGCACGTTCCGCATCAATTACTCCAACAGCAGCGACGAGGTCATCGAAAAGGGCATCCGCATCCTCGGCGAAGCCTGCGAGGAGCTGATCGCGAAGAAAGGCAACTGATCCAAAGCAAGATAACCAAACAGCCGCACCGTGAGGCCACGGTGCGGCTGTTTTTATACGTAGGACTTCGTTCTGCGCATGTCGAGCACCAGCTCGGGATCGTCCGCGCGCATTCGCTCGAGAATGCCGTCCAGCGCATCCGGGTCGCGCGCGAGCGCGTCCAGCTCCGGCTGCGTGAGACCGACGAGCTGCAAAAACGCAACTTTTCCGTGCACCGTCTCGATCGGGGCGACGGTCGTGTCGCTGACGATGGCCAGCCCCGTGATGGCCGAGTTCAGCTCCGGGTGCAGGGAGCTGCCGTCGCCGGGGATGTACGCGCCCGGCTCGAAGAAATTGCCGGTCTGATACGTGTAGCGCGCCAGCTGGGCCAGCAGGTCGAGCGCCCACGTGCCGGTCTCGGCATAGCTCTCGCGCACCTTCATGGTCATTTCATAGCCCCATTTGCTGTACTCGGCGCCGAAGGCCGCCATGCTCGGGTACAGCTCGCTCATGCCGTAGGTGACGATGTGCTGATAGCCCTTGCCCGTGTCGTAGACGGCGAAGCCGTCGAGATACTCGTCGCCGCCGAAGGCCGCGCGGTCGTGCAGCTCGCTCTCGAAGCACACCGGCTCCGTTTTGGGGTAGCGCCTGGCAAAGGCCGCCTCGATCGCGTCCCGGCCGGGGGCCCAGTCGGGGTGCTTTTTCATCCGCTTTGCGTATTCTTCTCTCGTCATGTTGTGTCCGCCTTTCGTCGATTTACTCCAGTGCTTCGTGCACGGAAAAATGGTTCTTGTGGTAGGTCAGCAGCCCCTCGCGCTGCATCCGCGACAGCTCGCTGCACATGGCGCTGCGGTCCACGCCCAGATAGTCGGCCAGCTGCTGGCGGTTGTAGGGAATGTCAAAGCTGTACTGTCCGGCGCGCTTGACGCACTCGGAAAAGTACGACATGAGCCGGGCGCGGATGCCCTTCGGCGTTGTGTGCAGGATGCGCTGCGAGAGCTGCAGGTTCTTGGCCGCGCACACGGTCAGCAGGTTTTGAATGAGCTTGGCGTGAAACGGGCAGGCGTTCGTGCACGTCGTGAGCACCTTGCCGATGTTCAAAAACAGCACCTCGGTGTCCTCCGAAGCGGTCACGCTGATGAGCAGCGGCTCGCCCGGGATGCAGGCATAGGGCTCGGCAAACACTTCGCCCGGGCCGACGTGGCCGAGCAGACTGTGGCTGCCCCAGACGTCGTCGTAGCCGATCATGGCCATGCCGGTGAGCACCATGCCGAGCTGCTCGGTCGGCGCGCCCTCGGCGAGAATGGTCTCGCCCCGGTCGTAATGCTTTTGTGCCGCGCCGAGACATTGCAGCAGCAGCGGCAGTTCATCGCTGCCAATGCCGCGAAAGAGGCGCGTGTTGGATAGCATGATGTTCATTTTTTTGCTCCATTTGTTGTTCTGACAACGGATTTGTGGGTCTTATTATGCTATCTTATGCACAGAAAGTCAAGACCGCCGGGCGGGGGCCCGGACGATTTTTGGAAAGGGAAGGGATATTATGATCCGTAAGATCATCCACATTGACGAAGAAAAGTGCAACGGCTGCGGCGCG